GCCCTCCCGGGTTTACCGGTGTAACTTTGCATTTTGCAAACCACCGTTTTAAAGGGTAAAAAATGAAAGTCTCTAAGTATATTGCTGTACCATCTTTGCTCGCTTTGGCTAACCAAGCTTATGCAGCTGTGCCTGTTGAGGTGACTGACGCTATCAGCGATGCATCTGCTGATGCTCTGACTGTTGCAGGTCTGTTAACTGCTATGGTCGCTGTTATCTGGGGTGCTCTGTACCTCAAGCGTAAGTTTTTCGGTTAATTTGGTGAAATGCAGGGGGTTTAAAACCCTCTGCTCTCTTAATACACTGAGGTCTTACTATGTCCATTATTGATTCTGATTCCCTCGATGTTGAGTCACCTGACATTGATCCGGGTGATTTTGATTTAGATTGTCAGGCCTGCGGTTTTGTCTTCTATGCCGCTGATAATATCAGCGATTGCGGGAAATACTTAGTTTGCCCTGCTTGTGGTTGCTGTGCTGATTCTGACTGAGGTTATATTATGGGCTTTAACTATAAAGGTGTCTGTTACGCTGATATTGAGCAAGCGTCATCCAGCTTTTGCGAGTCACTCGCCAGCACGTCCATATTGGCTGATGGTCGTATAGTCAATGTTAGCTGCGCCGGGTTTAATACCGAAGATGGTATCGCAAACGCGCTAATACAGCGCACCGTGCCTAACACCAGCATCCAAGAAAATTATTATGAGACTTTTTGGCTCCCGTATAACGAACCCTGCGACTTTACCGGCGGCGCCTCTTTATCTCTAGATTACTTTTATCTGGCTATGGGTGTATTGGTCTTGATTTGGTGCGCCAAAAAGATTATTAACATATTTACCGGCAAACATGAGGTCATTTAATGGACTATGCAACATGGACAACCATAAACACTATCGCGCCTGGATTATTGCTATTTTTGGTGCTCTGGCTCTTGCTCAAATAGCATCTGCGCAGACTGTAGACGCAACCGGTGCATTTGACCGGTTTATGACCCAAGTCACGGGCGCCGGTAAGCAGACTGTAGGATTTAGCTCCACTGGTACGCCTATGTCCGTCCCTGGCGTCCCTGGTGCATCTACTGACGGTGCCGCCGGTGTCAAGGCTACCGCTACTGGCTCTTTTACTAACCCTTCAGGCAATAGAGTCGCTGTTGCTGCTACTGGCCGTATCCCCAACTCTCAAATTGCGGCCGCTGTGGGTCGTTTTGCTGGGCGTATCGCTGGCCCTTTGGCTATTGGTACTGCTCTCTTTGACCTAGCAAAAGAGTTAGATTTTGACCTCACAAAAGATGCAGACGGTAACACTCAGTTTGCGCAGTCTACGCCTCTACCTAGTGTGTTTTATAGCATGCGCTCGGGTGGTGTGTCTCACAACAGTACGAGCGCTGTAGGTGCCTGCCAACTTGACTATAACCCAGCGTCATTTACTGTTACGGGTTGGGTGCAGATAAGCGCTACTAATGGATATTGCAGTGTTATCCGATTATCTGACGGTGCATTCTATGCTCAGGATTTGCCTGTCTACGTTATAACCTGTCCATCCACCACAACTAGTACCGCGGTGGCTACTGCCTGCCTTATACCTGCTAATGGTACTCCTGGCGTCCCTGGCTCAACACCATCCACATTAACGGCCTTTACTGACGCTATCGCCTCTAAATCCGGTTGGCCTACTACATCTGCAATATCTCGTTTGGCTGTAGAGGCTGCTACTGCTACCCAGACAAAATATAGACCTACTGCCGTTACTGTTACCGGCCCTGCCACATCCACCGGCACAACAACCACGACTAACAATCCCACCAACAACACCACAAAAACCGAGACAGTTACTCATAACCATAATTATAGTGGTGACACTATAACAACAACCAACACCACTAATATAACCACTATTAACAACATAACAGGCGCCACAACAATAGAGGAAAAAACAGAGACTAAACTACCTGAGCCCGAGCCTAAAGACCCTTGCATTGACCATCCTGACAGGATAGGCTGCATGGAGGTGGACACTCCCGAGGCTGATATACCAACTCAAACAAAAAATATATCTTATACCCCAGAAACTCTATTTTCCAGTGGTGGTAGCTGTCCCGCCGATGTGGTTTACGAAAATATTGTTTTGAGCTACGGCCCAACCTGTGACGCTCTTAGCAACTACATAAAGCCTATGATTATAGCTATTTCTTTGTTTATGGCTTATCTGATTATACTAGGAGTGAGAGAATGAAATTTGGTACCTGGATACTTGCACTCTGCAAACCACTACTCGCTAAAATATTTGTTTCGCTTGGTTTTAGCGTGGTCACTATCGTGGGTTTACAGTCTGCGTTAAGTGGCTTAAAAAGTCAGTTTATATCGTCCGTTAATCTAATGCCTGCTAATATGATTAGCTTGTTTTTGCTCGGTGGTGGTGGCACTGCTCTCGGCATTATATTCGGCGCAATGACTACAAAGATATTATTGTGGCAGATACAACAATCTACAAAAATATTGGGCACTAACTCATGATTACGCTCATTACTGGCGTCCCTGGCTCTGGTAAAAGCCTATATGCTGTCTCTGAGCTGTTGTTACCTATGCAGGGTGCTACTGTCGAGCATGAGGGCGATAAGGTACCTCGCATCCTGCACACAAACATCAAAAATCTACTGCTAGACCACACGGTTATAAATGCCGAAAACCTCAACACCTGGCACGAGTGGTGCAAGCCGGGTGATTTGATTTGCTACGACGAGGTGCAAGAGGTGTGGAGACCTCGTGCCATGGGTGCATCTGCTCCTGCTGCTATCGCTGCTTTAGAGATACACCGCCATAAGGCTGTTGATTTTGTCTTGATAACTCAACACCCCATGTTGTTAGACCAAAATATCAGGCGTTTGGTAGGTCGACATCTGCACGTTAGGCGCGTCGCTAACATGGCCCTAGCTGTCGTCTATGAGTGGGATCATGCCAGTAACCCTAGCATGGTACGTAGTGCCATAACTAGCAGACCTTGGCGTTATCCAAAATCAGCTTACAAACTCTATAAAAGTGCAGAGGCCCACACTAAGCAACCACGGCGCTTACCTGCCGCCTTGATTGTTTTGGGCCTTGCATTGGCGGGCATGGCCTACGGTATCCCCACCGTTTTCGGTCGCCTAGATGAGCGTTTTAATGGCTCAGCTACGCAGCTTGCAGCCAAGGCAAACAAGGACGCAAAAGCAAAACCCTCTCCCTCTGCCTCCCCTCCTGCACCCACAACCCATGCCGCCGCGTCTGGTCCTATATCGCCTCCTCAGGTCATCGGCTGCATAACCTCTACTGTGCGGTGCAGCTGCTATGGCATAGACGGGCAACAGGTCGATTTTGTTAACGATGTGCAATGCCGTGTTGTTTCCAACAAGCTACAGATTGCGCCATTACGTTATGCAGCTGCCCAAACTCCGCCTACCTGATAACAACTGCCTGCAGGAGGCAACCCAAGCGAATAGCGTAAGGGTTGACGACGCTTGGGGGGTATGGGGATCACCCCATGTCAACCTCTGCGCAGCAAGTACCCCATGCAGTGCTCACTATCTAAAAATATTCATGAGGTTTTGTAGCGGCCTGAGAGACGCACGCCGCAAGCGCCAGCGGGCGGGCGGCCCGAAGGGCCGCTAATTTATTACTAGAACACTTTAGAACAACCAAGTGAAAACCGGCAAAAAGAAACCCCGGCGCATCTTGTAAATGCCCGGGGCCAGATCAACGCTAGATAAAGGACACGTCGATGAACCGCATCATAGAGGGTATTTTGTTTGAGGGCAAGCGTGTCCCCGATGCTTGGGACGTGTCAATCTGGGAAAAGAACGGCCATAGGGAGGTATCAGCAAGACAGGTCATCGAGTGGACTGAAATCTGCATGCCTAACCCCCCGCTAGATTACCTTGGTAACCCCCTCCTCGATACTGAGCCGCTAACCCCTGCCGAGATAGCAGCGGCCAAAGAAAAGACGCTTAAAAAGGCTGCCCAGCGTGCGCAAACCATGTGCCGTAGGGTCATCAAGGCTGAGGGCTTTAATGAGCTCCTAACCATCACATATCGTGATAATCAGGATGACCGTGAGCTAGCAAAAAAACACTTTAAGGAATGGGTGCGCCGCATGAAGGCCGCCTTAGGTGGTGAGTTTAGGTATTGCGCATCTTTTGAGAAGCAGAAACGGGGCGCTATGCATATGCACGTTGCTTGCCATAAGCTCCCCTCTCATGCTCAGCGAAAAGGCGTAAAAATTCAGGGTTGGCGCCTAGGCACTGATGTCTGGCGTAGCATCGTTGGTGCTGATAACGGTTTGGTGTTCGTAGGTGGCAAAAAATCCGCTGTGAAGTCGAGAAAATCAATCACTCGCTCGCCTGCAAAAATGGCTCAATATGTGAGTAAATACATCATGAAAGACTATGCAGAATCTCCCGAAGAAAAGAACCGCTACAGCCGCTCAAATGGTACTGATTTGCCTAAGCCTGTCCATGTGCGCCTCTGTGGTGTCTCCCTTGCTGACGCCATAGGTGCAATGTTTGAATGTGCTGATGGTGATGTCGTGGTGTCCCACCGCGTTGGCACTTGGGCTGATAGCTATTGGCTCTGCACTGAACCTGATCCTAGTAAGCTAAAATACGGTCACTATGCAAGCTGAACTCACTATTTTTGATGCTCTTCAAAGTGCCAATGTACCCGCTGATAAAGCTCGGGCTGCTGCTGAGTCTATTATGCAAGAAATAGACCGGCGCTATGCAATTCATAGCGATCAATTAGCTACACGTGGTGATCTCCAGGCTCTTCGCGCTGATATGACAAAAAGTATTGAGTCTTTACGCAGTGACCTTTTCAAGGCTCTTAACGATCAGACGTGGAAACTCGCCGGTATTGTCTTTGCTTCAATGGCTTTTGTTGTGGCCGCCCTAAAATTCACTTTTTAGTTGTTAAAAAACCACTGAAAACGTGGTTTTGAGTTAACAGAACGTATATCGTCGATCACATAATCGACTTTTTATACATCGTAGAAGATTATCAGAAAGTATCACTCCAGAAATCCCGCTGAAGGCCGCGATAACGACGCCATGCAGGCCCTCTCCAGTCTGAGGCAACAACTTTCCCAGCAAGACTTTAAGCTGGTCTCCGCGTGGCGTTCCCTCTGTTTCCTCCAGTGTAGCGCGTACCAATTCTTGCACCGGGTCATCGTTGGCCAAGGCTGCTAAACGTGCTCTGTCTGCTGGGCAGCATCTCTTTGTGCCGTTGTACCAGTCGTATATCTGGCTCTTGCTCACATTTAGTACTTTATACAGCTTATAGCGGGTTCCCACTTTTTCTACCGCTTTGTCAATAAGGGTTTGCACAGTCATGTTGAACCTCTCTTAGAGTTACAGTTTCATTACTCCATCAGATTACTAGTTTCTCTGTCGGAGTAAGTCAACTTTAACTCTTTTTGGAAGGCACTCCATGTTAATCACTCACAAATTTGATGCGCTCGACGCTCGTGTCGAAGCAATGGTCTCAGCAGTCATTGACGCTTGTCACGCAGCCTGTCAGCCACTCCATGACCTACGCAACGGGTCTGCTCCCCCAGTCGAAAACGATGAGGCCTCCAGGGTGCCTCCTGTAGCGTCCGATTCCGGGCTGGGGGTGCAGACATTGCACTAAAGCTCCACCCTCGAGCCTTCGCGCCCTGAGGGCTCCGGGGTGGTGCTTCTGCCACCGTTTTAATCAAAGGTCAAAAAATGAAAATCGCATCAATCCTAGAAATACTCTTGATCAACAATAAATCAGGAATATCCACAAAAACTAAGCAGCCTTTCTCAATTAATGAGGCTCATTGTGTATTACGCAATGAGGATGGCAGTCCCGGCGCGGTGGGTGTTTTGGTAGTCCCCAAAAGCCTAGAGGATAAAGCCAAGGTTGGTTTATTTACAGCTAGCTTTGGGTTAGTCGCTGGCAGCTTTGGTGAGACTCAGGGCCGCATTATTGCTCAATTGACTGACCTCACGCCGATAGCTGCCTCTGCTATTAATCGTGTCCCTTCCCGCCCAGTTGTATAAGTTGCCACCATGATAGACGCCACATTAATATTATTGTCGGTTTTAGTAATTGGTCTTATTTGCTTGTTATCGTGTCGGCGCCTCTTGACTAAAGACCTGTAACTATTTTGTGAATATATAGCGGTAAGCCCTCCCGGGTTTACCGGTGTAACTTTGCATTTTGCAAACCACCGTTTTAAAGGGTAAAAAATGAAAGTCTCTAAGTATATTGCTG